TGACATGGAGATATCTTACGAAACTGTAGAGATGGAAATGGAAATACCCAGTTTTGAGATGGAGTTACCTGAAATGGAGATAGAAATGCCTGAAGTAGAGGTAGCTGTTGTTGAAGTTGAGATGGAAATGGAGATGGAATTAGAGCTGGAAATGCCAGCACCAGAGCCGGAAATGACAGAAGACATTGAAGTTGCTCCAGAACCAGATACAATGGAGTCTGAACCAGAAATGGAGGAGACTATAAATGAGCCAGAACCAGAATCTCAACCCGAAGCTGAAGCTGAGCCAGAATCCGTGGGTGAGTCTACTGAAGAGGATTCTACAGAAGCTGAAGCTAATTCGGAAGAGGAGTCTGAATCGGAAGAGAGCGTTCAAGAGACTGAGGCAGATGAGGAGCAACCAGAGGATATGGAAGAACCAGAAGATAAGAGTGAAGCCGAAGAGAAACCTGTAAAAAAACCAGAATCTAAAAAAGAAAAAGCTGCTAAGAAAATTGTTAAGAAGATGGGTGATAAGGGTAGATATGACTCAACAAATCAGTTAAAAACATTAATCGTGATGCAAGTCTTAGGAGATACTAAATCTTTTTTTGAATCACAAAAACAATTAGAGGATAGATTAGACTTCTTTACTGACTATATGATACCAGATGCAGAACTACAGAATAATAACACAGCTCAATGGTTTTTATTTGGTGGAAGTAATGTTAAAATGGATGAAATGATTATGAAACAATGGCAGACGGATTTGGAATAGCGATGGCAGAGGTTGAATTTGCGGGTTTAAAGTTCAAAGGCGGGAAGATCTTTGTTATTATCACAGCTCTAACTACATTAGGTGGTGGACTATGGGGTGGTTTTGAATTTTACAAAGATTACCTTACAATGAAAGAACAAATACAAGAATATGTTGCACCAGACTTATCTGGATTTGATAAAAGAATAGATTTAACAAAAGAAGAGATGGACAGCAAGACTGACCTAATACAAACAGAAGTAAATATGATTATGCAAGAAATGGAAATGATTATGTCAGAGATTAGACTGGTGAGTGATGTAGCTAATGAATTGAAGAACGATCTCCGTCAAGATGTAAGACGTATTGAAAAAGTTGTTAATGATGTTGAACAATTAGTTAAAGAAGATTCGAGAGAAACCAACCAGGAGTTAAGGCAAACCACGAAGGACATTCAGGAAGACATGGAATTATTAACGGATAAGTTGGAGCAAGCCATGACTGAACTAGAAGAAAAGGTAGAAAATAGAATAAAACTTGCATTAGAAAATCCTTTATCACAAATGTAACATGGCTAAAACACCCTCTAACGAATACTTTACACCAGTTAAAAAAAGGACTAGTATAGGGCGTTCTTCACGCAGTAGGCCGAAGAACAAAAACAAAAGAAGACAGTATGTCAAATACAGGGGGCAAGGATGACCAAATTATGTCCAAGAGGTAAAGCTGCAGCTAAGAGAAAGTTTAAAGTTTATCCAAGTGCCTACGCAAATGCTTACGCTTCTAAAATATGTGCAGGAAAAATTAAGGATCCAAGTGGTGTAAAGAGAAAAGATTTTAGAGGACCTAAACCTGCTGGAAAAGCTAAAGGTGGTGAAGTGATAGATTTTAATAAGGTATCACAACAAAGAAAGCAAATTTCGAATTTTAAACAAGGTGGCATTGCAAAAGGTTGCGGTGCAGTAATGGATAAAAAAAGAAAAAAAACTAAAAAAAGATGAGTCTTAAAAAGTGGTTTGAACAAGACTGGGTTGATATTGGAGCAAAGAAAAAAGGTGGAGGCTTCAAAAAATGTGGTCGATCAAAACTAAAATCCGATAGAAAAAGAAAATATCCTAAATGTGTTCCAGCTGCTAAAGCGTCTAGAATGACAGAAAGCCAAAGAAGATCTGCAGTTAAGCGTAAAAGAAGTAAAGCACAAGGAGTTGGTGGTAAACCGACTAACGTGAAAACGTTTGCAGCTGTTGGAGGTTTAATAACGAATGAAAGAAGAGCAGGAAGTGCGCAAAGAGGATTTGGATTTAAAGGCATTTTTTAATGTCAAAAAAAAGAAAAGATCCAAAAGTAGGCACAGGAAAAAAACCGAAAGGTAGTGGAAGACGTCTCTATACTGATGAAAATCCACGTGATACTGTGGGTATTAAGTTTGCTACTCCTACTGATGCCAGGAGGACTGTGGCTAAAGTTAAAAAAGTTAAAAAACCTTTTGCAAGAAAAATTCAAATTTTAACTGTTGGTGAACAAAGAGCTAAAGTAATGGGTAAGTCAGAGGTTGCAAATATTTTTAAGAGGGGAAAAAATGCAATTAGAAAAGCTAATAAAAAAAGACGTACGTAAATGGAGTCAACATTTTTTAGAAATTCCAAATAAACATTTAGGAGGCTTTCCGGCTTGTCCTTTTGCCAAGAAAACTTGGGATGATAAAAAAGTACTAGTTGAAGTAAAGAAAAAATATAAATTTTACAAATCTCAATTAAATCAACATTTGGAAAAATTAAACTTTGATAAACATGAAATTCTTATTTTTTGTGATCCATATTTTAATTACAGCTTAGATGAATTTCAAAGCACAATAGACTCTTATAATAATTGGTATAATTCAAGAGATATCTATTTTATGGGTTTTCATCCAAAAAATCCTGCAAATGAAGAAGAGCAAGAATTTTTAGTAACACCCTCTGGTGATATGCCTGTTGTAGATAGTGATTTAGAGTATTCCATGATGTTGATACAAAAGTTCTCGCAATTACAGGAAGCTTCTGATAAATTGCATAGAATTGGTTACTATAAGTTGTGGCCAACTGGGTATTATCAAGACGTTGTTGTATCCAGACAAAAAACATATAAACGAATATTCGGAGGCCAAAATGGTAATGAAGAAAAAATCAATTAATAAAATGCGTGGTGGTGGAATGATGAAAAAAGATGTCATTGGTATGAAAGGTGGCGGAAAAGTCATGAAGGGCAAAAAGAAAAAAGTAAAGAAAAAAGGTAAGAAAAGAGGATAATGCCAACCTACGCATCAACAGCTAATTTTGATCTAACAATAGATCAAATATGTCAAGAAGCATATGAACGTTGCGGTTTGCAAATTCGTAATGGACATGATTTGCAAACTGCGAAACGTTCTTTAAATTTAATGTTAGCTGAATGGGCAAACAGAGGTATAAATTTGTGGACAGTGAAAAAACAAGAAAAAGCGCTCGCTGCAAATACAACAAATTTAACGGGAGCAAATTTGTTTGGATCCGGTGCAAACGCACCAGAACAAATTGTTGATATTACCGATGTTATAATTAGAGATTCAAGTAATAATGATTATTCTGTTAATTCAATTAGCAGAGCTACATATTGGAATTACACTGTTAAAACGACCACCGGAAGACCAACTCAATTTTATTTTGAACGTACGATAAACCCAACACTATATCTATATCCTGCAGCAAATGAAGCGTACACTCTAATATATTACGCTCTTGTTCGGATGTCTGATGCTGGTGATTACACAAATAATTCTGAGATTCCTTTTCGATTTCTTCCATGTCTTGTAGCAGGATTAGCTTATTACATATCTATGAAAAAAGCACCAGAAAGAATGCAGGCTTTAAAATTATTATATGAAGATGAGTTTAAAAGAGCAGCAGATGAAGACGGTGAAAGAACAAGTGTTTATCTTACTCCGCAAGGTTATTACCCAACTGGAGGAGGCTATTAATGGCTAAATATGCATCAGGTAGATTTTCAAAAAGAATATCGGATAGATCTGGACTAGCGTTTCCATATACACAAATGGTAAAAGAGTGGAATGGATCAACAGTTCATATTAGTGAGTTTGAAACTAAACATCCTCAACTTGATCCAAGATATCATCCAACAGATGCTCAATCTTTACAAAATGCAAAACCACAAATTGTGAGCGCAAAAGTTTTATTAGGTATTAATTTAATTGCTAATAATATTTTTAAATCAGAAGGAATGATGCCAATTACAGATAATAAAAAAATTGAAATGAAAGTTTCCGTAGGAAATCTACAGGTGGTAATAACATGACAACTTTTGCAGAATTACAAACACAAATTAGAGACTACACAGAAACTACGTCTGATGTTCTAACAGACATTATTGTAAATGACATTATTGAGCATGCAGAAAATAGACTTTTTAGAGAAACTGATTTAGATGTTTTCAGATCCTATCAAGTAGCAGCTTTAACAATAGGTAACCCTTTTGTAGCAATGCCTGGAATAAATATTGGGCAATCTGCATTTGTAAGATCAGCTCAAATATATACAGCAGGTGCAACACCTGTAAGAGAATACTTACTACAAAAAGACGTAAGTTTTATGAATGAATATTGGCCTAACAGAGACAGCACAGGTAAACCAAAATACTATGCAAATTGGGATCAAGATACCTTATATGTTGCGCCAACTCCAAATTCAGCTTATAATATTGAATTAGCTTTGAATAAGCAACCTACGGGACTGTCCTCAATCAATACAACGACTTGGTTGAGCACAAATGCCCCAAAAGTACTACTTTATGCTTGTCTTGTAGAGGCATTTAGGTACTTAAAGGGTCCTGATAATATGTTGCAGTATTATGAGCAGGGCTATCAACAAGCATTACAAGGCTTGCAACTTGAACAACAAGGTAGAAGAAGACGTGATGAATTTTATGATGGAGTTCTTCGTTTTCCTCTAGACTCAAAACAACCATAAGGAGATAAAAATGGCAATATCATCAGCTATATGCAACACTTTCAAAGGTGAACTGTTGGAAGGTAAGCATAATTTTGCGTCAGGTGGAGGTCACACATTCAAGATTGCTTTGTTTACATCATCTGCAAATCTTGGTGCATCTACGACCGCATACAGTACGTCAAACGAAAT